ATTTAGAGAGGTCAGTCATAACTCCTCAGGCTCCTCAAGTTCGATAATTTGCTCAACCAATTTAGAGACTTCCTCCTCTTTATCTAGTCGTTTTGGTCTCTGAAATACTGTATCCCACCACTCTGATATGACAAAGTGGAGTTCTTTTTTCCTATCAGTCACCTTTGCACTTGGACCTAGAAACACCTTGAATGTCCGCCCGTCGTCTTGTAGACTGACCTGGACATCTGAGCAATCATACCGGACAAACTCTCGGCCATTGTTGGTAATGACCTCGACTCTGGTGACATTGGGATGGGGTTTAATGTAGTCTCCGTTGGGCATTTGGAAGGTCTCTTTCATTTTAGAGAGTTTTTCTTTGGCATAAGCGGAAAGTTCACGTTTTTTAACGCGGAGTTCGTCAACCTCTTGTTGGGTCAACCCAATGACCCAGGGCATGTCTTCATTCATCTCCCCATTGTACCGCGACTTCTTCAAACTGCTTGACATCGGTATAGTCCATGGCAGACCCATCCCGCCCCACATCGTCTAGGAGGATGTCAAAGAAATGATCAAGGGCATGGCTCTCAAACCCCTCTTGAGTGGGTTCTATGTCCCAGTCCTCAAACATCCAGCTTTCAGGGACAAATGAGCAGGTTTTGGTATAGGTGATGGTGATCGCTTTGAGCGAGATTTGCTTAGTCATCGTTCAGATACTCGTGTTGGTGTGCTTGCCATCGTAGCAAAGTTGGGATGCAGGATGGTGTGATACCCATAGATTGTAGCACTTCTTCAAACCAATCAGCAGTAGCATCAATTACTGCTTGTGCTTCTGCTTCCTCATTAGGTGGTGCTGTTTGGAGAGCATTCTCAATCATTTTGAGTAGTTTAGTTTTGTCAGCAGTCATACTTTGCCTCAACTTCCTTTACATTTAGAAGAAAACTATCATTACCATGATCCCCAGAATATAGGTAATCAATATGCCTCATGATCTCTGCCATCTTACGCAGTTTAGGTAGCTGTGCCTCAAGGTAATCAATCACATCAGGATCAAAGTTATACTTGTCACCATATTCATTTACTGTATTGTTAGCAGCAATCTCTTCTTCCAACTCATCAGCAAATTGTATTACCTTGTAGTAAGTGTAACCACAATCATTAAAATGCCCACCACTCATTTCCCTTCCTCCTCAAGTCCGCCGATACCAATATCTACACAGGTTGATCCGTCCACATCCTCAAAAAGTTGGATGTCAAAATCTCCCTCATAAAAGTGATATCTCCACCCATCTGTAATCTTTACTTCAAGATCTGGTGGATATTTCATCAATTTCATCATCATTTCAGCGACAGTCATTTGCCCTCCAACTCATTGAGTTTTAAATTTACAATATCGGTTATATCAATCGTATTCAAATCGATCCCGGCATCTTGGCAATCCATGATAAACTCCATAAATGCTCCTAGAATGAGGCAGGCGCGATGGTGATCATGTGCTGTAAGAGTGGTATGTGGCATGGCAACATACCCTACTACATGATTGTAGAGTTCATCATAGGTCATTTGAAAAAACCCTGGAGAAGGAGAATGATGAAGACAATGGCAAAGAAACCTAGGGCGATTAAGGCGCTAATCCACAGGGGTGATAGCACCCACCACCAACTCCATGTAATATGGCCGGTGAGTTTTAGGCCGATGAAGAGTACAGTGAGGAGACCGGGGAATCCGATCCCACTAGAGGAAGATGAAGAGGACATGAGTCGTCGTGATTTTTTCATAAGACTATTATAGACCAAAAACCCCTTGGTTAGGAGGGTCGTTGTGACAGTTTACATATCGTCCGGGTCGCGAAACCCCAAGAAAACAGGGTGGCGCGGGAGTTCCTTAATGCCCTGAGGGAAGTACTTATACTTCACCCAGGAGCCAAGGTATTTCGCCTTGTTATCCCAGATATCTTGCCGGAGTTCGTCATTGAGGCCAGAACCAATACGTAATTCCCGACCTTGCTTATCACGAACAATGAGTGTCCCTGCAGTGCCCATGGGTACGAGTCCCTCTATAGAGGCACTACGTTTGGCATAGCCAAAGGCGTCTTTTTCTTGAGGGTTTTGGTTGCTGGTCTTCTCCTCGATGTCAATAAGCTCCGCCTCATCATCCACAAACCTCTTCAATTTGAGGAGGATATTTTCGCGGACGGTAGACCGGCCAAACTTATAAGTGCCATCAGGATCGCGAACCATCGCCCCCTCATATCCCGCATCCAAGCAGCCTTGTTCATACTGAGCAAGATCCTCAAAAGACTCTACTCTGGTCCCACTAAGGATCTCTAGATCGAATGGGGCAGAAATGCTTGGCATATTAATCATCCGTAGATAGAACGGATCGATCTCATCCTTATTAGGATCGACGTAATCAAAAATCCAGACTTTGAAAGATGGTTCGCCCTTAATCTTCATGATTGCAGAAGTAGAGGACTGAAAAGTATCTCCAGATGTCAGTTCTCCATCAACCCCGTCGGGAAGATAAGTAGAAAGGAGGGTCTGAATGCGGGTATTGCGGATGGGTTTGAAGGTGCGGGACATTGCAACCCCTCCTACCATCAGGAAGCGGATACCGTCGATCTTAGGAGCGGCAATGTAAGGAAACTTAGCAACTGCGGGATCAAAACTCCCGGCAAGCATGGGTTTTTGGATCTGAGGCACGGATTGATAGGTCAGTATGGATTCATTTTAGACCATCTGATCCCAGAAAAGTTGGTGGGGTGGACAGTTCAGCCACTGTCCCCTCAGAACTCTTTAAGTTTATACGTATGGGTCATATGTTCCCAACCATGATTGAGAGAATACCAAAAATCGTAGTAGAGGTGGCGGTCATCAAGTCTCCAGCCGCGATGGTTGATGAGTCTATACCAACTCCATAAAATTGTATGCTTAATCGGAGAATATCCGATTATCCACCTATTTATCGACGTTAGGAGATCCATTGGTAGGGCAATGTAAGAAATAATGGTATTCGGTGAGTTGGTCGTACTGCCATTGTACTATATCACAATCTTCGTACTTACCAACCACCTTTGTTCGGGAATTGGTTGAGTTAGGCGGTTCACTTTGGGCCCCAATAACAACAATAAATAAAATAAAAGCAATCAAGACCCCTATCACCGCAACCACTCCTCTTAGGAACTCTTTTAAGGCCTCTTTATCATCTTTGGTCATAGTTAATTCTCAATTTACGTTCTGGGGAGGCCCTTTTAATGTTATATGGGTCGTCGTATGGATAAATGTTCATGGCATACCAACCATAATTTAGTTCTTCAAAGAATTCTCTATAGAGAAGTTGTTGGTAACCTGGCGTGCAACTACTACACATCAATACTCCTCTCCAGAGGTCAAATGCCAATTCAAAAGTCATTAGACTCTCATCAACCCAGATTGCAATCTTCTTCATCTTCATTATGAATCATGTAGCTATCAGGCCAGGTATATCCTGCAATGTCAAATGAAATGCCAAATCTTCCGATGCTAAGAAGGAAACTAAATGCCCTACCCATTCCAGAGCTTATCTGGAGATAGGGCCAACCACCATAGTCATTCCAGTCGAGAGATAACTGGAGTACAGAATACTTTCTCCCTTTGAACAGAGAGATTATTACCTCATGCCCAAAATCATACTGATGTTTAAATTCAATGAGTTTCATTCATCAATCTCCACATCTTCAACAAGTTCCATAATCCGCTTCATTTGTTTTTCATCAAGAGAGATTAATTCTTCCTCGCCTCTATCGACCCTATCACAAAGATCTTGGAGGTACTCAAGGAATTCCTTAGGATAGACTTCATCCTCGCCCAAACTAGCCCAGAACCATCCACGGCATTCCTCAAACGGATCGTCTTCTTGGAGCAGGGTATAGTCGGCAAAGTTATTAGTCATTAGGTCCTTCCAGATTCTGAACGCAGACACAATTGAATGCCATCCGGTCGGAAAAACATGAGTGACGTAATATTCCACCCACCCCATCCTACTCGAAGAGGGAGTTGATGGTTGGGATGAGTTCTTGGATTGTTCTTGATTGTCCATCGGGTTCGGTTTTTTGTTGAGAGACGGTCTTAGTGTTGGCAGTGGCTGCTTTGCGGAAGATGTTATCAATCTCGATAGATGATAGCCAGGCGTTTGCCACCGGGAGCTCATAGATGCCATAATTATACCGCATCCAAGCCCAACACCAGGCATGAGCCACCTGGAAGAGGGCCGCGACCTTTTCGGCCTGGGATTCTGGACAGAGATAGAGGATGCTATCATGGACACTCATACAAAACTCTGCGTCCAAGCCATATTCCTTATTCAACCACTCCATCGCAGTCATAAAGGCATGGAGCATTGCACTTCCGGTGGATTGGATGCACCAATTGTTTCTCATGGTCCAGAAATCGGTCCCCACTGAAGTAGGGCGGAAGGCTGTGGACATCTTAGTCCCACTGAGGGGGTTGATAGGGCAGGGCATATTAGCAATCCGAGCCATCTCATTATAGGCGTAGGAATCCGATCCGCCGATAAGAGTCTGAGAGGTACGGGATGCCTTAGTACCCTTCTTAATCTTAATAAGTTTATTTCCCATGTCAATAGCCTGCTTCATAGGGATGTTTTTATTACCCTTACGGATGGTATTTGCAAGAGTCTTAGCACCGCATCCATACAACATACCATAATTACATCCTTTCGCAATAGCTCGAGAAATACCAATAGCCTTGGCGGTCATAGAGTGCATATCACTTCCATCATCTTTAGAACCAGCAAGGATGGAGTGGGAGAACTGAGTACTTCCTGCTACTTTATGGTGAGAGTCCGCAAAGATAGAGGCAATTACGGCCTCTTGGGCATCAAAATCGGACTGGACAAACACATATCCCTCAGGAGCTTGAACACGGGTCTTGATTTCGCTGCCGATCTTGTCATATTTAGGATCAGGAACGGTCAACCAGAGGTTTTCCCCTGCTCGGTTGGTAGAGGTATTGTGCGGCACTGCAGCAGGAACAATCATCTTAAACTCCTCGCCCTCTGGGGTCTTAATCACCTCCACGAGTTGCTCTCTCACCCTGCTTCTCACCGAAGTCCAATAAGCAACGTTAATTGCCAACTTGATAAGCTCTTTTGCCTCTGGGAGATCGGAACTAAGTTGACCTGACTCAAAATCATCAGCATAGTCCTTAGTCAACAACCCACCAACATTTACACCTTCTCCATCTGGATGAGGGATGCGGATATAATCGCCCAACTCCTCATCCATAAAGCACCAGCCCTTATCAGTAAAGAAGTGGATGGGTTGATCGTTCCACTTAAGACGGAGAAGGATGTGAGATAGCCGGTTTTTGGTGGAAATACCTTGAATGACGGGTTTTCCATCCACGAGATCCTTAGATGAAGCACTCCTCACCCATTTGGGCACCCCATACCACTTCGAGCTGGGTTTTCCAGCCTTGGTGAGTTTGAAGTTTGCTTCCCAGTCTAACTGGGATAGCCACGGATCTGCCTTGATATCATCGTCAGTTAGCTCTCCTTCATTCCACGACTGATACACTTCTTGTGCTATCTTGCTGAGAATCTCTTCTTGGCGAGAAATCGAATCCTCCCATTGCTTTTCGCAATCTGCGAACCATTTCTCCCAATCATTGACCACAGGAAGATGGGCAGAAGAGATACCAAAATGTCCAATCAGAGTCGTGAGTGAAGGATTGTTTTGGATGTACTTGAGAAATAAGATCGAGTATAACTCGAAAGTGATCTTTACGTCGTTAAGTGCATAGGCAATGAGATCATCACGTTCGGGGACAAATTCCTCCATAGAGGCGGCATCTACGAAGATATTACGAATCTTTTTATCCTCTGCTTCGAGAGGGACCATAGGTTGGCAATGGAAGTTGTAGCAATCAATAAGGTTATTCATTGAACCCTTATCAGCCCACACTGGATCGGCCTTATAGGTGGCTTTCTTGGCAGCTTTTTGCAAATACCACCACCTCTGGCCTGAAGCCAACCCACTCACGTTAATATGAGCAGACATAGTATCAAACCATGAGTTTGTTTTGCCAAGAGTATATGCCTCTTGAGTACGAGCTCGGTCAAATGCTACGTTATGAGCAATGAGAATCTTATCTTTTCCACCGATAGGCACGAGAGTTGGTTGGTAGTCTTTCTTGGCATTTACAAACGCCTCATGCATCCAAATATAATAAGCTTTCGGAGTAACAGCAGTGGCCAAGATGGGATGACCAAACTCACTACCCTTTACAAATGTCTCACAGTCATAGATAGCAATATCTTCCTCAATCCCATCCACTACCTCAGGTGAACCATCGAATGGATATTTAACCCATCCGGCATATAAAAAGAAGTTTGTTTTATCTGGTGCGTCGGGAATATCAGTATAGGCAAAATCTTTCATCACCTTGATCTGATCATCCGCAAGTTCCTTGGAGATCTTATCAAAATGATCTTTGATATTACCAGCCTTCAGCTGGGGCAGAGAAAAGTCCTCAATAAAGAAATTATCTGGGTTTTTTACAGGAAACTCAACCCCAAACTTTTCCATCTCTTCCTTGATAGAGGAAAGTTTCTTCTCATCAAGAGAAGATGACGGAACTTCATCTCCAAATACCCTGGAGTTCATTGTATCTGAAAGAACAACGTACCCAAGAGAGTTCAGCTTTGACATAGAGGAGGTGGCAGATAGGAATATTCTATCATAGCCCGTAGGCTAGTTAGTAGTAGATTAAAAACTCTTCACGATCGGTGTAGTAAACGCCCACACCTTCAAAGTTAGTTGCATCAATGATTTTGAGGTTCTTGCGGAAGTAAGGATAGCCATAATGGCCAAAAAAATACTCCGCATCAGGTTTGATATGGTCTTCCAACTTATCCAGCTTAAACCAAGGATATCCTATGCCAGTAAGAACAGAGTTACGGGTCTCTGGTGTATAGTTGGGGTTGTAGTAGGCATGGGCGCAGCGATAAAGCTTACCATACGACTCAAATTCTAAAGTAAGCGGTGATGTGGTTAGCCAGTGGAGATAATCCAGTCTCTCATCGAGAGATAAGTCCCTCAGGCACCCTAGCGTATACTTAACTTCTTTTTGAAGAATGTTTTCTTCAGGTAAGAGAAGGTTTTTGAGAATGTAATTCTCATTATTACCGAGTATAAATAACGCGTCTCCAGACTTTACTAACTTCTTGACTTTATGAAGCATTCGAAGTGGTGAAGTGCGTTTGGATCGGCGGAAGAATGGCTTATGGTGGATAGTATCTCCCATAAAGACGTACTTATACCCACTCGATTTATCTAATATCTTGTCTAGAGTATCAACTCGACCATGCAGATCTCCAATAAGGCAATATTTAGTACTCATCTTTTGCTTCTAGGAGACAACTAGGCGCCCACCAGTCTGGTTCTTCAGTTTTCCAAGTAGCAAAACGCCACTTAGTCCAGTTGTAATAGTTCCGGTAGGCTTTAACCGGGTTGCTAGGAACTTTGCAGAATTCAGGCATGGCCTGGGCGGGTAGGGTATAACCTACTTCAGGGTAGTCACTTAATACTCCCTCAAGATCAATAGAACGGAGGCTGTCTTTACCAGAATGCTCTTTGCCATAACGTATCTTGAATTCCTCACAAAGGTGCCAGGTAAGTTTCCATGTCCAGACAAAGTTAGGCATTGATTCCTTAACCCATAGGGTACATGGGTGGTTTTTAAACCCACGAACTTTGTAAAACTCTCCATCCTTCTTCCGAGCTGGATCAAATCCGTGGTGGGCGAGGGCAACGCTCATCATCTGGAGGTGTTCAATAATCATCTTGTTGACATGCTTATCGCAGTGATATTCCGCGGCAGTCTTTGGATCATGATCAAGGAAGAAGATGTTCATGGCAAAAAAATCCCTAGAGCGATCATACCCCAAGGACGAGGGTCATGTCAAGAGGCGTTTACACGTCGTATTCAATGCACTCCAGAGCCTCTGGATGTCGCTTACAATACTCCTCAAGAGTATTTTGAGAAGAGGCGGGTTTATTTTCCTCCACCTGTGAGGCAGTATTATCTTTTTCTATCATACTTCTAAGAATCATAAGTAATATCAGGGTTTCCTGACATGGGAGATACTGGATTCGAACCAGTGACATCTTGCTTGTAAGGCAAGCACTCTACCGCTGAGCTAATCTCCCTTGGAGACACAAATCTTTAACCAGTTGACTAGGTTATTATACCCTAAAGTATCAAAATCTTGAACCTCTTTATGTGATTCCAGATAGTACTCGAGGGCTTCTATAACCCGATCATAATCTTGTTTTGAAAGAAGGCCCATATTCATTGTCCTCTAGATCATCTTCGTAGGTCGATGGTTCTTCAAACAATTCGCGAAGTTTAAGTTCTTGAGCCATCTCTGATAATCTCTTAAACTCTTCCTCGGTGATCAGTCGTTTTTCAGCCATGGTGGAGCTTTAAACCAACGAGCAAGAGTATCTGGATCCTGTGGTCCGATGAGATGGTTGGAGGGATCAGGATCTCCCAAATCAAGATCATTCATAAACTCATCTAAGGAGTCTTTTTCAGGTACTCCGTTGATGGACACTCTACGGGCTTTATTTAAAATCGAAGCAGCTGAGCGATTATTATCTGCCCACTTTTGCGCCCATTGCATTTCTTCAAAAGATACCTCTTCATGATTTGCGATTTTTTGCGCGATAGCCTCGAGCCGTAGTCTTGTTTGTGTTGAGAGCATAAAACCCTTTGCAATAAGAGTCTTTAATCTAAAAAATTAGTTGATGCCCGAGGGGGGACTCGAACCCCCACGCCTTTTGGCAATTGATTCTAAGTCAATCGTGGCTACCATTACACCACCCGGGCAAGGTGCTCCTTGAGGGGATCGAACCCACCTTAGATCGATTATGAGTCGATTGCATTCACCAGATTGCTAAAGGAGCGGGTGGGTAGGTGGCACTTCTGGTTTATCTTTCCAGCGCGGGCTACCCAAGTAGGACTGCGGAGAATTGAACTCCGTTCACACCGTTATAAGCAGTGGGCCTTAACCAATAGGCGACAGTCCCAAACTCATTTACCAGAGTCCTGGTGAATGTACATTATACCATAGATCGGGACAAACACCAAGAGGAAACCTAAAACCCCTACAATTCCCCATCTATAAGTATGAAGCGTCTCGTGAATCCACGGGGATAATTGAGCCATTGGAGTCTTTAACAAGAAATATGGCATAATAACCTGGGAATTCAACAGATATGCACTGTATTATACCACTTTTCCAGACATTTTTATATATAAATCCGATTCTTTTCCCCCTCATTTGCCGGAATGTATGGACGGAGGCGAAGGGAACATTGATTCTAGGACATTTACTTGGCCGGTTATTATACCTACAACCAATAGTACCCCAGCAAAAATCCAACGAAATTTAGACAATTCATCAACCCGAACATTGAGAGCAATAAACTTTGTTTTTGTTTGCTCACATTCTTTTTCTTGAGATTTTTTTAACTCCTCAAGGAGTTTCATTATGGCGTTATCAGACTGGATGCTTTGATCAAGTCGCTCCTCATGGCGGACTAGGATTTTTGCAACGTTCTGATTAGCTTCAGAAATCTTATCTACAGCTGTCTCGAGTTTGGCAAGCATCTCTTTGGAGAGTTCTTCGTAGACGTCAAGTTTTTCCTCAAGAACGGCCAGTCTTACATCGGAGCCGCGAAAAGGATTGGCCATTATGTATTATTGATTACAAACTATTTTCAATAATACCTTTAAACAACGGAGGGAGGGGGAATCGAACCCCCAAGGCTTTTACACTCAACTGTTTTCAAGACAGGTTCCGTCGCCAATCGGATTGTCCCTCCAAGGCGGAAGTGGTTGGATTTGAACCAACGGTGCCGGGATAACCGACACGGAATCTTAGCAGGATTCTGCAATAAGCCTGACTCTGCCACACTTCCAATGGAAACAACTGGACTCGA